GAATTAGAAATTACAACAATTATCAACGAACTTCCTGATCGTACAGGAATAGCTTCTGGATATTATATATTTGTACCTCAAGACGAAGGATATTTGCAGGAATTAACATCCGAACAATTAGCTATTTTAGCATCTAAAAACTGGATGCCAGATTAAATTAATATAAATAACATGAAAAAGATAATAATTGCACTGAGTTTGATAATGATAACTGTATTTAGTTATTCACAGACAAATGTTAAAATATCTGAACTTCCGGTGGCAACAAACCTAAATACCAATATAGATTTTGTCGGTGTTCAAGGAGGGGTGACTAAAAAAGTATCAGATTCTTTGTTTACCCGTCCTTATAAAGTGTATACCGCACTTGTTACACAAATAGACAGCGTACAAACAGAGGTTCCTTTAGTCATTGGAAATACCTATGTTATTTATGAACTGCTTGGATCAGATGATTTTTCTAACATTGGATTTGTTAGTCTTAATGTGCCATTTATTGCAACAGGAACAGGTCCTATTAGCTGGTTGAATTGGACAGAGGTACATAATATTACACATGCAGAACCTACTGCTATTGTATTGGAAAATGCACTTGGCACAGATGTGGTTTATAGTTATATTGGTTCTGGCAGTTACAGAATGGCGTGTGTTGGATTTGGGACTAACACCCAAAAAGTTTTTACAACTGGGCATATAGATGATACCAACGAAGCAAGAATCATTGATTTTTCCGTAAGTGATGAAGGGAGTATTCTACTTTTAACAAGGCATTTTACCGGGGGAACATTTGCCACAAAAGATGGATTATTATATCAAACCCCAATTGAAATTCGAGTTTATCCATAAAAATATGAAAGCAATTAAATTTATTATCATTATAGTTTTGATGTTGACTACATCATTCAGTTATTCTCAAAGTAAAAAAATCTCTGAACTTCCCGCAGCAACAGACTTGAACACTAACATAGATTTTGTCGGTGTTCAGGGGGGGGTTACAAAAAAGATTTCTGATTCTTTGTTATTCCCATCATTGACATCCGGATCGGTGCTCTTTTCAAATGGCACAACCATTGCACAGGATAATTCAAATTTATTTTGGGATAACACAAATAAAAGGTTGGGGATAGGGACAGAGGCGCAAAGTGCAGGTTGTACTATTAATTCAAGTCTTGGGGCAGAGCTTGCACCTTCTCTTTCGGCTCCAAATTGGACTTTAAATGCGGGATGGGCTTACGGAGTTAATTCACTTGTAAGAACATCAGCTGGCGGGTACAGGGTTGCCTCAACAATTATTTCATTTTCTTCCGGCACTACTTATAAAGTGGTTATTACAGCAACGGTTACAAATGGAGGATTTCAAACAAGTATAGGCTCAATTTCCAGTTTGTACGATATAGTAAGTAGTGGAACATTTACATTTTACATAACATCACACGGCGGAAATTCTTTTCTTCTTGGGGCAACAACAGATGGAAGTGCCTTTACTATTTCGTATCTTAGTATAAAGGCTATTGATTCATCGCGAGGGCTTGTGGTAACAGGTCCGGCAAAATATAATTCGACTATTGATTTATCCCAAGCGGCGATATTAGGAAAACCACTATTACTTCCGGCTACAGGGAGTAGCAAAGTTGGATTTTATGGGCCATGGAGTCCAAACGGGTATAGGAGTATTATTGATGTAGCTGCAAATTTGCTTACACTTGGAGACGAAAATTATGCTGTATCAATTAACGGTTCAGATGCACTTGAATTAAAAGGAGGTGCTTTAAGTGTTAAAAATACATCAACAGCCTTTACAGGCGGCAATATAGCGCTCGGAACAACAACTCCTAATATTTCAGGTTATAGTGGAACTGGATTGACAATCAATTCCCCTACAGTTTCAACTTATAGTTGGTTGGAAATGCAAGGAAATGAAACAGGTACAAATGGAACAACAAATGTAATTGTATTCCGAAATTTACAGGCTAATGCAAGGATGTCTCAAATCTTAGTAGGGAACGATGGAGCATTAACAAGTGGATATATTGCTTTGCAAACCTTGAGGTTAGGCACATTAACCGAAGCAATAAGAATTTTAGGAAATGGCAAGGTTGGAATAGGAACGACCACCCCAACAGCACCACTGCAAGTAGTGGGATTAGTTGAATATGCAGATAATGCAACAGCTCTTGCAGCCGGATTGACAGCGGGGGCTTTTTATCGAACAGGTGATCTCTTGAAGGTAGTACACTAAAAAACAATATAAAGGTCTTAATGGAAGCATAGGAAACTAACCATGACAGACTGGAAGGATAAAATAAAGGAGAAGGTTGTAGAGATAATCATAGCGGTTATCGTTATTCCTTTATTGAGTTGGATAGGGATAAGATTAACACAAATATATAATTCAGTAAAAGTGGTTCCTGAAGTCCAAAAGAACCTTAACGAGTTTATGACAGATCTGGCGGAGAACAACAAAACCTATAATTCGATGCTTTATTACCTCAATAAAAAACAACGGGAACGGGAGATAATTGATTCACTTAAAAACGTAAAATAATATGACATTCGAGCTATCTTATAAGATTCTAAAAGTAATGGTAACGATAGTCATATTAATGATAATAGTTGTCTGGTGCATACTTGGTTACATGTTTATCGACACCGTGAAAGTAAAAGCAAGGCTCGATGAACGGGAAGCAATCGCAAAAATGATATTGATCCGTAATGATTCGGTGAAAGACAAAATAATTCAAAATCAAAAAGAGATCATTGGGAAACTCGATTCTGTAAATTATGTATTGTATCTGAAAAATAACGAACATGGAAACTAATACGGCTCTGCTGACCATTATAACAGTCCTATTGACCATAATAGTTGTATTGATAACGGTATTCATGTACATGGTCAAGGCTTTAAGGGATGAGCAGAAATCCACGAATGCAATCGTAATACAATTAGTGACGGATCAGGCTGTATTGAGGACAGAACACGATATGCTAACCGGACATGGTAAACATAATTGTAACGATGAACACTCCAACAACGATTGATGAGGCAATCGCAGACCTGATATTTGAGAATAACTACCAACGGTTATACAAAACAATGCTGAATCTGTTAAAGTTTACACATTGGGTCAAAAAGGAACTTGAATTTGAAGAGATGGATCGCAGGGTTTACGAACTTTTAATGAAAAAACGAAATGGCAAACATTGAACTATTAGTACCAAAGATCCTGCAATGGGAAGGCGGATTTGTAAACGATCCGGTCGATCGGGGCGGGACAACAAACAAAGGTATTACAATCGCTACATTCCGGACTGTATTCGGCAAGGATAAAACCGTAGAAGATTTAAAGGCTTTGACGGATGAGCAGTTTATGATTGTCCTGAAACGGTACTATTGGGATCGCTGGCGGGCAGATGAAATCGTTAATCAGTCCGTTGCAGAGATCCTGGTAGATTGGGTTTGGGGTTCGGGGAAATGGGGTATTATCATTCCTCAAAGGATTTTAAACACTGATGATGATGGTGTGGTAGGTCCTATCACAATAGCAATCCTTAACGAATGGGACCAGGTTCGGGTTCACGACCGGATAAAAGAGGCCCGGTATTCTTTTATCAATGAACTTATTTTAAATCATCCCGAACAGGAACGATTCCGTAAAGGGTGGAAAAACCGCATAAACAGTTACTTATATTCAGAATTATGAAAGCAAAGGACATGATTGCTATTATTATGTTCAGGGTTTTAGAACTCGCATTTGTGGGTGCGTTCCTTGCGGTTTTAATCCTTGTATTAAAAAAAGAAGTCCCTGCTGGGAATAAGGATTTAATAAACATCATGCTCGGTATTCTGGGTACCTGTGTAGTTGGTATTGCTGGTTACGAGTGGGGATCCTCCAGGGGGTCGGATCAAAAAACACAGATGCTTTACGATTCCACCCCGACAACCCCGGCCGGAACACCCGGAACCGTTACGGAATCAAAGATTGAAAAGACAGTAACAACCGATACACCGTCCGAACCTGAAAAACCAATTATATGACCCTCTTAAAAAGATTCTGGCCGTTCCTGTTATTGCTGTTAGTGGCAATAGGATTACTTATAGCGTTCCTTGTTTCAAATCACAAGGCAACCGTCAGGGATGAAACGATAAGCGATTACAAAGATCAAATCGCGGTTCTATCTGTAAAAGTCAAAGCGGATTCCGTTGCATTTGGACTGATTCGGTCCAATTTCACGCGCGAGGATCAGCGAAAAGACAGCATTATCAAGTCAAAAGAGATCGGCATTCATCAGTTAATCGTTTACCGGGATGCGGAACTTCGCCGGGTGGAGGATTTAAACGCCGTTCAATCGGTTAAATTCCTATCGGATCAGCTCACAAAACTGGAAAACACCCCTATTAAACTTTTGGCGGTTGTCGTTAAAGCCGATACTTCGACGCTGTTATCCATCCCGTACGTTGTAGCGATCAATAAAGCATTGGTTGGGGGTTTATACTGCCAGTCGGAAAAGGATTCGTTATACGCGCTCAATTCAATCCTAAAAGTAAAGATTATCGGGCAAAAAGGATTTATAACCGACCAGGACAATCAAATTACGAACCTTCGCAGGGATATTGACAAGTGCTTGTTGATCTCAAAAGATGAAAATACGATGCTTGAAAAGTTGAATAAAAAGATTAAGAACCGTAATACCTGGATGGGGATTCTCGGCGGGGCGGCAATAGTTGGAATCGGAGTAGCAATATTAAAGTGAGGTTAAACGTAAGATAGTTGGTCTGCCAGTGAAACAGGGGCGGAAATTTTTATTTTAAAAAACTATTGACTTTTGGTTTAAAATGTTTATCTTTGCAGTTACTAATGGAGTAAAAATAGATTAGATTACACGTGTGCCGGCGTGAAATCAAGGAAATAAAAACCTTATCTGAGTAGGGCGGCACCCCGAAAAGATAGGGTTTTTTGCTTTGAAGAAAACAGAACTAATCAAAATATCTGAAAATGAATATATACCAAACGGTAGGTTTACTGCATGGAAAACTATTGAGAAGTCTAAAATAATAGATGGACTTAAATATATAAATTCACACAACGAAGAATATGTCTTTGATTGTAAAGAAGTTTATTTAAAACATCCCGAACTTTGGTTTAAAAGAAGCATTGATTTATCACAATTCGGTATACCAAAATTTTATTTGTGGGACTATGGCGGTTTTTGTGATAGTATTTATCATATTCTATTCCCTAAATATTCCGAAAATATTACCACAAATATTTACATACTTGTGTTTAATATGGGACTGATTGATAAATCAATAATATCGTTTTTGGATAAACATAAATCAAATGGGGCGGAAGGTAACGGTATAGATATATTATTGGGAAAGGGGTTATTTGAGTTTGTAATTATGGAATTTGGGTGGGGAAACGTATTGAGTGTTTCCCTATCTATTAAATCATTTTTAAATCTTGACTTTAGTAAAATTGATATACCATTAAAACAACAAATAAAAATAAAATACATGGGTGGGTATATGGGAAGTCAGCCGTGTGTTTTGCCTGAATATGTTTTAAAATATGGTTTATTAACGGACAATCAAAAAATTAACATTGCAAGTGATATTCTTAAATTAAAAATTAAACACAAACAAAAAACAGAAAATTATGAACGCACCAGTTAATGCAAAATCCTTATTCCATTTTATCTGTAACCAAATGGAAAAACTGGATAAAAAAGAAATTACGGTACAGGATGCACAGGCACAGGCCAACCTTGCAAAACAGGTGAACAACTTGTTAACTTATGAATTGAAACGGGCCGACATCCAGATAAAACTTGATGTTCATAATTTTGAGTTCAAGAAAAATCTCGAATTAAGGGATATTGAACTAAAGAATTTTGTTGATGGCAAATAATAAAAATTACTATAATGAAAAATAGTTGCTTCACAAATCCCAGAGCAACGGAGTTGATTATATCGAACTCGACAAAAAACGGGATACCAAAGACCATAAGAAACAATTTCGTTCAAATTCCCGGCAACGCTCAAAGGTGCGACCAGGTGGGTTCATCCTGCTTAGGCAGTAAATTAACGAAATTCCCGTACCTGATCGGGGCGTTTTCGAGGTCAGTTTAAGATTCTTTCTTAAAAGATTGAATTTTAAAAGGTAGGTTCTATTAAAGATGAACCTGAAAACCTTTCCATGTCAATGATTTAGTAAATACTTTATTTAGAACAGAAATAAATATCAACAATTTAACAAAATAAGTAGTTAAATACTTGACAATTCAATTTTAATGTTTATCTTTGCTGAATAAAAAAACATTATGAACACCAAAGAAAGAACCAACCGTAACCACTACATCAAAGAAATGATGGAAAAAAGTGAACCCCGGAAACGAAACAAAATGGCCTTAAAACTGGCTAAGAAATTTCACATTTCGAGGACTCAGGTTTATAACATTATCGGGGAGGATGCAGTATGAAAAAGGTAACAGAAAAATTCTTACAATCCAATAACGCCTGTTCGTCAGGAATGAAATGGGTAACGGAAAACGGGTTAATCGGATTACCCGCTAAAGACTTTTTGGATAAGTTGATTTCTTCCGATAAATTAGACTGGGGAAACTGGCTTATTGTCCGGTTGATGAGTAAAAAACAGAAAGTAATGTATGCTATTTTCGCAGCCGAACAGGTAATTGAAATTTATGAGAAAAATTACCCGGAAGATAACCGGCCCCGGAAAGCTATTGAAGCCGCAAAGGAATACTTAAAGTCCCCGAACAAAAAAACAAAGGCTGCTGCTGCTGTTGCTTATGCTGCTGCTTATGCTGCTGATGTTGCTGCTGCTTATGCTGCTGATGTTGCTGCTGCTGCTGCTGCTGATGTTGCTGCTGCTGCTGCTGCTGTTGCTGCTGCTGTTGCTTATGCTGCTGCTGTTGCTGCTTATGCTGCTGCTGTTGCTGCTGTTGCTGCTGCTGCTGTTGCTGCTGCTGCTGATGCTGCTGTTGCAAAAAAGGAAATGCAGGTCAGAATATTAAATTACGGGATGTCAATACATTTTAAATGAAAACCGCAACCCAATTAATCCGGCTTAAATTCCCTTATCAGAACGAAAAGGAAGCAGTCAAGATCATGCACGAACTCGAAGAAAAGTTAAAGCAGGGCGGTGCGGAAAACGTAATGACTATTTCCCTTTCAGACGACAAAGGAAAGGTAATTATCGGGACTATTGAAACAAAACCTTAAAGCTATGGAAAACTTTACACTTGGACTAATCGGACTGTTAATCATGTGTATTCCCTTTGCTACGTGGCTTATTATTGAAAGGGTACGATACTACCAATTTCAAAAGAAAATGCAGCCTGGCTCGCCGTGCAGGGTCAGGGAGGGTAAATTACGGTACATCGGGAGGATCGAAGCGATAAAAGGGGTTATGGTTGAAGTCAGATTTATCCGGCCCCCGAAAACCCCGGACGGTTATACAAAGAAATGTTACATTAAAAAATACGTTAATCCGAAATGAAAAAACTACTCTTTTTACTGTTACTCGTTTCCTGTCAAAAAGTGGATAACTCCGAACTTGGACTTCAAAAGGTTATGTTCTACAACCAGCGAACGGATACGGTAGAAATCCATATCAAGGAAACCGGCTCTGTGTTTGGGTTAAATCCCGGTGATTCGATCAATTACCCGGTAAGCTTTAACACCCCTTCGCTTGTCTGTGTTTATTCGGTTGATACGATCCATGACAAAATATGCGGGCTTCTCAATCCTTCAAATCCCTGGAATAACGTCAAATCTAAAAACATAATCAAATGACAAAACGCTACGAGCACATTTTCATTGCTTCCGGTAAAAGTTACTGGATGATGGAGTTTATTTTAAACTAAAATATTGTTCATAACTCCAAAAGAAAACGCTTGACATATTGAAAAATTGATTATCTTTGCTTTTGAGATTGACAACTCACCATTATGTATGCAGAATCCAAACACGAACCTTTAACAAAATCCCTGACCCTGGGAAGTAATTTCAACCGGCGCATACACCGGCTTGTGATTTGTGCTGTCAACACACGAACAGGGATCAGGGTTTTTTATTTATGAAAAGGTTTACCGATACCGATATATGGTCAGAGGATTGGTTTCTGGATTCGCCGTCGGAGTTTAAATTATTTTGGTTTTACGTCAAGGATAAATGCAACCATGCCGGAATATGGAGGGTAAATAAACGTCAATTTGAGTTCATTTTGGGGTCAAAATTAGGTCTAAATGAATTCTTAAAAATTGTGAATTCTGACAAAAAACGTATTGAGGTTTTAGATTGTGAAAAATGGTATTTAACCGGGTTTATTCACTTCCAATATGGTAAGATTTTGAACGAAAACAATAGGGTTCATAAATCCATTTTAAATGAACTAACTATCTATAATATAGATACATCAACTTTTGAGGTCAAATTGAGGTCAAATAGTGGTCAAGATGACCACAAGGAAGGGGTTAAAGATAAAGATAAGGATAAAGATAAAGAAAATAAATATATTGAGTTCATTCAGAAATTTAACCTAATCCGTAAATCAAAATTTACAATCAAAGACCAAAAGGCAAAAAGGCAATTTGATGAACGCCTGAAAAATGGTTTTACAGAAGATCAGATTTTGACCGCACTCGAAAACCTAATGAAAGATAGTTTTCATATTGAAAACAACTTTAAATACTTAACACCTGAATTTATTACTCGGTCAGACAAAATAGAAAAAGGATTAAACTTTACAGGAAATGGAACTTCAGGAACTTTGCAAAAAGATGGAATCAGAGCGGATTTATCCGACAAGGATTACACCGTCATTGTTTGATATACGAGATCATCCTAAAATAATTCAATCAATAGCACCTGAAAATTGGGTGTTTGACCAGGAATTAAAGGATTTATTCGTATTACTGATAAAATATTTTAACGGAATAGAATCAAATTTGGATCTGAATAAGGGAATTATACTAATGGGGCCGGTTGGTACTGGGAAATCCAGTACAATTCATATAATCCAAAAATATTTAAGGGCAACCAACAACCCTAATCAATTCCGGTTTGAACAGGCCCGGATTATTCTACGTGAATTTTCAAAAGACAAATATATAGGGCTGGAGAAATACTCGTTCAATTACGAACAAATACCAACCGGGGGGCGGGTTGCAAAACCACAATCCTTGTGTATTGATGATATAGGATTGGAAAATAAAGAATCCAGGCACTACGGTGAATCGGTTGATGTAATTGGAGAACTATTAATAGATCGCTATGATTTATTTACCGACGACCGGCATCGGAAATTAACACACGCGACATCAAACCTGGATACAAAAGGACTTTTACAATTATACGGTGATCGTATTTATGATAGATTTAAAGAGATGTTTAATGTTATTCCATTAACCGGCAAAAGCAAAAGAAAATGATGTTTGATGAACAACCAACCCCGAATTTTGAGGAACGGGAACAGATTATGCAAAACGGAATATTTCACGCCTGGCGTGAATACCGTGTGAACCATAGAATTATTGATTTTGGCGGAACCCGCTATGACTGGTTAAAAAAGAAAGGATACGTTAATTTTACCCCCCAGCGATGGGCGCAATTTGTTCACACGGCAACCAATCAAACCGATATTGAGGGGGTTTATACGATTGCAATTACAGGTGATAAAAAAGAAAGTCAGATTGAAATTGCCACAAAAAACCTTGCATTAAAAGCCTTTTTTGATGATCTTATTGAAACAGGAACGGAATTAGAAACCATTTTAAATCCTAACCCATGACCCAACTCGAAATCAAAATGCCTACCCAAAAAGAGCAATTAAAGGCTCACCTGGAAAAACACGGATGGATTCAGAAACTTGGACCCCAGGGATCACTTCGCTTGTACGGTATAGATTCCTTGTCGCAGCGCATCAGAGAATTGGTAAGAAACGAAGGAATGAACATTGAAACCGAGCAGCATAACGGTAACGGGTATGCGGTTTATAAACTGAAAAAATGACAATCCAATTTATCCACGTACACAAAAGAATCAACGGTAACGATCATTTTGAAATCTTTGAAGATAACAGGGAAATCAAATGTGATTCAGAATTAGAAAAATACCGCACGCAGATTGAGGAATGTTTCAAAAAGAAATACAAAGCGGAAACTGAGGGTGTGTTTACGGTTGAGGTACTTTTCACACTTAAAAATACAGAGAAATGAAAAAGCTATTTTTGTTAATCCTGTTAATATCGCTTATTTCCTGTAAGAAAACAGATACCGGCTGGCGTATAATCCAGGTCAATTCCGGGGATCATTATTCAGATACCTACCGGGGCGAAATCGTGCCAGCGAAATATTCATTTCTTTTTATGTTTGAACCAAACTGCATCTATTCTGAGAATTATAACCATTGGAATAAGTTGGCAGGCTGGGAGGAATCCGATGGTAAGCACTCAGTAAGGATCGGCTGGCGGTGCTCCGAGGGTATGCTCATTGTAGGTTATTATATTCATTCTTACGGGCATATCGTTTCCGGTGAACTCGACACACTGCAACCAGGTAAGGCATATTCGGGTCGTGTTGCTTTTGAAGAAAACGGGTACACGGTTGAGGTTAATGGTAAGCGGTTTCGCATGGATCAGGCTCACAAGCCATTAGTTTGCTGGAAGTGTTACCCTTATTTCGGCGGTGAACCAACCGCGCCGCATACGATGGAATTCAGGATTAAAAATGATTGAGGTGAAAAATACTTTGAAAATAAGTAAGATTTTACTTGCTATTTCAACTTTTTCGATTATCTTTGCATCAGGTCTTAATTTTAATAACTGGTGTAATGAATTTCCCAAAGTATCATTCCGTATTGAATGGCAGCCGGGTAACTCCCTTAGTTACACCAGTAACATTAGGATTAAGACCCCTCAAAATAGGGGGTTATCCCGATGCTGCCCCTCCGTTGCTGACTTGCTCGAGCAAAAAACAAAATACAGCATCTCAAATGTCCCTAATAAGCAGTATTTCTCAATCAAATTCCGTGCAACCTCAACTCCAGGACACGGTGGCCATGCCTTGCAAAAGGTTACACGAGAAACTCCGTTGCCGTATGCGGTCGCTTTGCGGGTCAGTTTGGATTTAATTTCAAAGATTAAATCTGAAACAATGGCAATAGTAATACATGGTTATAAAGGAGTTAGTATCTAAAACAACTTAAAAACAGACCAATGGAAAGACAAATAAAATATCGGATTCCCTGGTTTGACGATAAAACAAATAAATTCGTTTATTATTCCTTTTGGGGTAGGATTGACCACAAGGGAAATTCATCTAAAGATTGTTTTATTTCGCCGGGAACTAACAATAAAGCACACCCCGGAGAAGATGAACAGTTTACCGGACTTCTGGATAAAAAAGGTGTTGAGATTTTCGAGGGGGATATTCTTTGTTTTTCAAAATTTGAAGGAACAAGGAACCAAACCCGATTTGTAATTGAATGGGATAATGAGAAATGCAGGTATACTGATTACTCCCCAAAGGAAGATGCTGAAGTTATCGGGAACATTCACGAAAATAAAGACCTCCTGAAATGAAAAGCCGAACCGGAATATATTACAAGCCACAGATCAATTATGCCAAATTATACGGCTGGTTATTCGTTATCTCGCTTGTGGTGAACTTAATCCTGTTAGACGTATATTTCATTCAAAAGGATATTATTAGTTCAAAGGACACGACAATACAGGGGTTATGCCCGAAATCTGACACTATTGGAAACTGCTATACACCGAAACATAAAAAACATGAAGGTAATTAAAAATAATAAAGGCGTTGAAACGCTGATATTCGCTGAAACATTTGAATTTGAAGCATACGACCAAATAAAAAAGTTGGTAAATTTTGGTGCTTATGAAAATTCAAAAGTGCGGATTATGCCAGATGCACACGCCGGAAAGGGCTGTACGGTTGGAACCACAATACTCATAACCGATAAGATAACCCCTAATTTGGTTGGTGTTGACATTGGTTGCGGAATGCTGACAATTAAACTAAAAAACAAAGAAATTGACTTTAAAGAACTTGACGAGATTATAAAAACCAAAGTACCACACGGTTTTAGTATTCACGAAACCCCTAAAAAAGACTTTGATTTTACAAATTTACGCTGTCAGAAACACGTAGATTTGGGGCGTGCAATACATTCAATTGGTTCTCTTGGTGGTGGAAATCACTTTATTGAAATAGGTAAACATGATACAACTGGCGAACTTTATTTAATTATACATTCAGGAAGCAGGAAATTAGGCGGAGATACTTGTAAATATTACCAAAACAAAGCCTTTCAGAACGTCAATGAAATGAGTAAGGTTGTACAAAATACAATTGATAAACTAAAGAAAGAGGGCAGGGAAAAAGAAATTTCATCCGAAATTAAAAAGATTAAAAAGCCAGTAACTGATAAGGATTTGGCGTTTTTAACCGGAGATGATTTTTCTGACTACATGAATGATATGGCAATTGTTCAAATGTATGCGACACTAAACCGTGAAACAATGGCTGAAATCATACTTAAAGAAGCGGGGTTGCAAGAATCTAAAAGATTTGAAACAATACATAACTACATTGATTTTAAACGCATGATTTTAAGGAAAGGCGCTGTTTCTGCTGAAAATGGTGAAACATTGCTTATTCCAATAAATATGCGTGACGGTTCATTGTTGTGTGTAGGAAAAGGGAATGAAAATTGGAACTATTCAGCGCCTCATGGGGCTGGGCGTTTAATGAGCCGAGGTAAGGCAAAGGAAATGATTAACATGGATGAATTTGTTGAAACAATGAAAGGCGTTTACACCACATCCGTTGTTACCGAAACATTAGATGAGGCTCCACAGGCTTATAAATCAATTGACGAAATCAGATCAGCAATTACAGACACAGTTGATGTTATTGGTACTATTAAACCGTTGTACAATTTCAAATCTCATTAATATAACAAGGAAATTCAGGTCAGGGATTCGATTAGTAAACACAATAAAAGTTTATTTGGACTTTAAAAAACAACAATATGAAAAAAATTACACAAAAAGAGTTTGACGAATTACCAATAGAAAATGGTATAAAGATTTGTCCGGGCAATACCGACTATTCAAATATAAGGGTATTTGCCGAGGAGTGTTCCTTTGCCGAGTGGTGTTCCTTTGCCGAGGAGTGTTCCTTTGCCAAGTGGTGTTCCTTTGCCGAGAGGTGTTCCTTTGCCGAGGAGTGTTCCTTTGCCGAGTGGTGTTCCTTTGCCGAGGAGTGTTCCTTTGCCAAGTGGTGTTCCTTTGCCAAGTGGTGTTCCTTTGCCGAGGAGTGTTCCTTTGCCGAGAGGTGTTCCTTTGCCAAGTGGTGTTCCTTTGCCGAGGAGTGTTCCTTTGCCGAGGAGTGTTCCTTTGCCGAGTGGTGTTCCTTTGCCGAGGAGTGTTCCTTTGCCGAGGAGTGTTCCTTTGCCGAGAGGTGTTCCTTTGCCGAGGAGTGTTCCTTTGCCAAGTGGTGTTCCTTTGCCGAGAGGTGTTCCTTTGCCAAGGAGTGTTCCTTTATGCAAGCAACCATTTATATACTTCACTCACAATTAGGCAAACTGCCCGACAATATCACATTGGAACTTATGCGCCGGGATGCACAGTTTCATCCCGATCCCAAAAAATTTGATGAGTGGGCTAAAGGTGGGAGTTGTCCCTATACCGATTGTATAACACGACAAATACATCATTTCGATATTAGCCGTGAATTGTGGAAGAAAGGGAAACCCATTATGTCGGATTATAAGTTACTCGTGGCAATAGCTAAAGAAAAGAATTGGAAGATAGGGTAAGGCAAACAGATTTAACCCTTAAAACAAAGACAATGGAAGCAAATACACCAATCCTTGTAATCGGGTGTAATTATCATACCAAATGGCAAAAATCAAAAGGTATGAGGTTTGTCCTTGCTGAAATAAAAGGAGATAGGGCAAGACTTGAAACCCGTAACACCAATAAGAATTTTTGGACAAATGTTAGCGATCTTATATTCATCGAAACGGGACATAATTTTAAAAAGGCATCCAAATTAAGTAAACAAACCAACAGCCCCCAATAACATGGAAAACGTGACTTTTGAATATCAGGAACTTAAAAAACTATCTGAAAATAAAAACCCCTACGCAACCGAATGCCCTAACCGCCATTTGTGGGAAGAGGGATTTAGGAGTGGATATGATTATTGTCTTTCCTCAGCGGTCAACCCGTTACAATCTGAAACGGGTTCAAGGGAGGGGTTGATAAGCATGGTGCAGTTTGTTCTAAAACACCATTTTCATAATATCGGGAATGCAGAAAAGGTTGTTGATGAATACCTAAAACAAGGAAAATGAAAATAAGTAAATTTAAACCGGGCGAAATAATCACAAGAATAGAGCCGGGTAAAGATGGCGACCATTCTTATATATGTGAAAGATTAGAACTCGTTAATATTAATACAACCTCAATAATGTGTAGGGTTCGTGGGGAAGAACGAAAACTCAGAATTAGGAATTACAAAAATGGATGGGAGTATTATATACCAATACTAACAAGCACCGACCCTGATGATTATAGTAACAGAAAAATTGAAATCAAAAAACAAATAGATAAATTTCGCCATGAAAGAAAAAAGAACGGAACTATATTTGATCTTTACGAATCCGACTATAATCTAACAACGGGTAAACTAAAGAATAGCGATAAAAAAAGAAGAATAGATAAGTGTGACGAACTGTGGACAAAGATACACATTTTAGACAATGTACTGCATGGAAAATGAAAACGATCAGACGCCTATAACCGAATTACTATTAGTGCAACTTGGATTTAAAAGTGAAGGTATCGGTGGGTTTGTTTTTTGCCACGAGAAATTACCAATCAGAATCCAAATGTATGACTATTGTTTTTACGAAATACTCGAAATTGATAATTATACCGAAATAAAGTATGTTCACGAACTTGAAACCCTTTTAAATATAACCAAAACTTAAACAACAGGAGGGAAAGTAAGATGAGTTATAGAAAACAAGATCGAAGATTAATTGACCGGGTAACAGTTGAAAGACTGGATATTGCCCTGCGTATGGCTGGTATCAAATTAGAACTGCCACTGATCGACAAAATCATTGACTTGGTAGAGTTGATTGAAGATAAAGGGGGTAATACCAGCATTAAAGATATATGCAAACTTCAATCTGAATGGAAATAATTAAACAAGGAACGAAATGAAATGTCCTAAATGTGGAATATCAGTAATGGATAAGCCTTTTCAGCGAATGAATGCTAAAGGCGAGATCGGAATATTTTGGTGTGTGGATTGTGCAAAAAAACATGAACCAGAATTATTCAAAAATAATATTGAGGATGAGGGCGATGTAGAGAAAACCCTCAAAGGAATATTCTATCCAGATCAGTACCCCCAACATTCAGTAAATTCAGAGGAGGAAACAAGATGAAAACACAGGATATTAACCTAAAAACGAAAATATGAAATACAGACAACTTCGGGACATTCTGAATGGACTTTCAGAAGCCCAATTAGATCAGGATGCAATGGTTCATAATATTGAGGATTCAGAAACCCCAGTAACCCGCATTGTGGATTCAGAGATTACGGAAGAAGACTTTTACGTAAACAAAGATGATAATGAAGACGTTGGAACACTTAAATTGTTGGAAGAGTGTTATGATTCAACCGGAGAAGACGATGTTTTCAATCCTGAAAATTACAAAATTGCAACACCAAAAGGCACATTTTTACTTTTTAATGAATAACCCATGAAAACAGAGGAAACTTATAAAACCGAATTTCTGCATTTCTTATATGAAGTAATGCCAAAACCTAACAAGGAATTACGTACACTCGGCAATGAAGTTTTGATGAAGTTTGATAAAATCCTTTCGGAGATATACGCTTCCCAATCCCCGCCAGAAATGACGGAGGAGGAGATAAATGATTTGTGGAATAAGTATTGCTATCCCGATGGTTCTGTTATGAGTTATGAGAAATTTAAAATTATGATCAAACATCTTCTCTCCCGCCAGCCAGGACCCCCAAGGGAGCAGGAAGAAGACCATATTGTTGAATCCAACGAAAAGGTAAAGGAACAGGAACCCGTAAGCGATTCAGTGATTGAGCAGGAATTTGATAATAACGCTAATATTCATTTAGATCACAATCCGTTTCATGGCAATATGTCTATGACAAAAGAAACATTTGTAAAAGTCGTTAAAACCCTTCTTCAATCCACCCCAAAGGAACAAAAGCCACCTACGGATGAACAGCAAAACCACAATCTATGGGAAAATATGCAGTATTACATGGAATATTGCCTATCCAATGGTTACGTAACCCCGCAGGAATGGATTGAAAAATACAAACACTTTTAACCCACCTAAACAATAAAGAAATGGCAATATTGCCTTAACAATCAAATACAAAGCAAAATGGATAATGAAACAACAAAAGCAGAAGAAACCTTCAAAGACAGATTATTAAGAGAAAAATCCGATCTTGAAGAAAAGATGCAGAAATTAAACGCATTTCAGTTAAGTGAAAAATTTGCAGAAATTGATCCTGTTCAGATGACGTTGATGAATATTCAGTTTTTTGCCATGCAGACCTACTCTCAAATTTTAACAGAGAGAATTGCCCGCATTGATTAACCCCCAAATCCGTAACCCGGTTATCGGAGCCGGGTGGGGACAGATAATTTAACAATAAAGAAGATGAGCAGAAAACTATTTTTCCGCAATGAAGATTCTGAAAGATGCCACGAAAGGGATTATTTCATTTCCGACATGAAGGATGCCGGGATTAAAGAAATGACGGTATTTAAGGCAAAGATTATGCCTACAACCGACTTCTTTTGGTGCGGTGCCATTGATGATGCTTGCTTAAATGGAGAAGGAACCTGTGGTGTTTCCTGTGATGATTACCAACCCCGTAATGGTAAAAATGGTAGGTGTAAATTTCACACCCATTGCTACGAACCAAGTGAACCTGTGATAATTAAAATAAAATAAACAATAAAGAAATGACACGAGAAGAACTTAAAAACAGAATTGTATCTATCCTACAAAAATCATCTACGTATATGTCAGATTTGGGAATGGCTAATGACATATTGCAAGAGTTTACAAATTATCAAAACGATGAAAAGCCACCTACGGATGAGGAAATTGAGGAAATTGCAAAAATGCTATCAAAAGAAAGCACCGCACCCGATAAAGACACTCCCGACTGGATGATCGCAGATATAAAGCGTGGGCTTAAATATATGCGTGACAACTACATGAATAAACAATAGAAATGGCATTTAACAATCAACAATAAAGAAAGGAAACAAATGCAAGACGAATTAGAAGATTTGTGTGCATGGGTAAGGCAAATAAAAGGAATAGGTCAAATAGATTTATTTGACCTTGTTGCCCTTATCCCTGAATACGAGAAGTGGTTAGAAGATAACAATGGTAAATGGGCAGTCACTCATGTAAAATGTGATCTATGTAGCCATAAGTGGGTTGCTGTTCATCCAGTTGAATGCGAAAGATTAGAATGTTCGGGGTGTGGTAATATGACTATTTATTAAATCGTTAAAAAATTTATGCCTGTTACGGAAACCATACAGGGGATTAAACCAAAGATATGAAAAAACCGACATTATCAACATGGGTAATTCAAAGCCCATCGAGGCCCCGGAAGATCATCAAAATGACCCCGGATCAGGTCGCTGAGTGGTACGATGTATTCAAAAAGGAAAACCCGTACACAACTTTAGAGAATTTTCAGGATGCTTTAATTGTCTTTTGGGGGCTGGGCAAATGACAGACAAGGACTACGATAAAAGGTTAGAGTTTGTTAATGACGGCGCCGGGTTGTTACCTGTCAATGACAACGCTATGTCGTTAATGGACCAACTTGGAAGGGGCGTTACGGTGGATCTGTTAGAGATCACCGCCAGGGATCTTAAATTCCATCGCTGTTACATGGTTTTCCTTGCTTACATTTGGGATTACCTGACCCCGGCATTTAAAAAATTAGTACCAAAGCATCATTTTTACCAATTTCTCAAAGGTTTAAAAGGAAATTATGACATAATCTACTCGTTCAAAGACGAAAACAAACGGAAAGTAATTGCAGAGTTTTTAAAGGATTACCGTAAAAAGTATAACACCAGGATCAGGTATCAGGATATTGAGGTTATTTCAACCTTATTCGGTAAGCGGGATTTTATCGAATATCCTTCCATTGCGTTCGGGAAAATGACTCAACAAACATTCCGTGAATACGTTAAAAACCAGTTACCTTTTATTTTCGATCAGGTTATCCGGCCTTTGTTTGATGATGAAACCTACCATGTAATAATCGAAAACATTGAAAACGACTTTGAAAAATTCTTATCGAAATTATGAGCCTAACTGACTTTTACCGATCAATTTTACAGGATTATTTGGATAAGGAAAAACCGATTGTATCTTTCATTTCAGGAATTCCTATTTATATTCCGGTTTCAGGAAATTTCATGCACATACTTGCAAAAGGGCAGGGCAAATACCCCGAATACAAGTTTTCCCGCCCCAATGTAGTATTAGGAACTGAATTTGAACATCATTTGTTTGACAATGGCACCGAGGATCAGCGGCAACGCTATGCAGCGGAAATGGCCTTAAAAGGCGTAACCGTAGACTGGCAAAAGTTGTACGATTTAAGAGATGAACTGAAACTGAAATATCCTTCAAAATGATAAAGCCATTAAACACAATATGCGCCATTAGAAAGATGAGGTTATTAAAAACATCCTTTAATCACAGGTCAATAATTCATTTCCGTAATGGTTACGCTCAGGCGATAACCGACATGGCGGCAAACGGCGAAGATATTTGCGTTCGATGCCGGAAACATTGCGGGTATTGTGGTAAAAATAGTTACGGGAAATCAACAACTTGCCGTCATTGCGGCTGCCCGTTGTAAAATAAATGAAAAATAAACGGTAAAAAACTTGACAAATCAAAAATAAGTATTATATTTGCATTACCATTCAGTTCAACGCCATGAGAAATACCGTAACTATCCACAAACTCCACACCCCGGCGGGCAATTCCTCCCTAAAAGTTGAATTGAATGGTACCCGCCGGGTTAGTGTGGTTTAAACTTATAGCGATGAAAATCAAAATCCAAATCCAACAAACAGAAACGAAAGAGATTGAGGTTGATATTCCGAACCCGTCTTTCCGAAAGAACAAAGGAAGCCTTTACAAACTTTACGAGGTTGACGCAAAACAGTACCACGACCAACTTTGGAAAACAAGAGAGGGTTTCCATTACATTCAGAAAGCAACCTGGGATATTGATAAGATAGCACAAATGGAAGAAATCCCTATCGAAGAATACGCCGCCGCCCTTTCTGACTTTCTGAAATCAGTTGAAAATGACCAGGAAGATCTTTACGAACATGGTATTATCGAATGTCACTCAGAACTTGAAAGATGAACTGGGACGATTTTTACCCTCCCTCACAGATCGATGAGGAAGAACAAGCGGAAGAGTTCAACAATGAACTTTTGGCTGCGGATGATAAAATCAAAAGTGAAAAAGAAAATTGTCAAATGACAAAAAGAAGTATTCCGTTCGAGTCGGATCGCTGACCGAGATTATGGTAAAAGCCATAGACCTGACTGGGTAATACCGGGGGTGACGTGGCGGTCTTTTTAAGAACATTTAAAAAACGATATAAAAATGGAAACAGAAGTATTAGAAAAAATCGAAACCGCCGACGTATCGGTAATTTACAACCAGGATCGCGCCGCCATTGACGTGCAAATATCAACAGCAAAGGCATACCCGCGCAATATTAAAAGATCAACAGAAAACGCGGTCGCCATTGTTACCATTGACCGGGAAACGGCGCAAACCTGCACATATTCCGTTCCCAGGGGCAGTAAGCCGATAACAGGTCCATCCGTTCACCTGGCGCGCATACTGGCGCAGGTATGGGGAAATTTAAGGATTGAAGCAAAGGTAGTATCAATTGAATCCCGACAGGTAACAGCGGAAGCCGTTTGTTTTGACCTGGAAACAAACCTTGCAATAAAAACACAGGTAAAAAGGTCTATTGTCGGGAAGTCGGGAAGATACAACGACGACATGATAACCGTTACCGGAAATGCCGCCTCCGCCATTGCGCTACGTAATGCCATACTTTCAGTTATCCCCAGGGCAATAGTTGATAAGGTTTACAACGCTTCAAAACAAATGATCACAGGCGACGTGAGCGACAAGACAAAACTTATCGCCCGGCGCAAACAGGTATTTGACGGGTTGAAAGATACCTACGAATTGACAGAAAAGGAAATCCTCTCAGCAGTTGGCAAGGCCGCAATTGATCACATAACACCCGACGACCTTGTTATTTTAATCGGGATAGGCCAGGCAATAAAAGACGGTGATACAACCGTAGAATCCGCATTCAAAGGGGTTAAGGATGTTCATAAATCAGACCCTGCACATGAGGAGGCTGCAAATAAAATTGATGATATAATTAATAAAACCGGAAATGGAAAACTTATCTGATCGCCAGAAATGGCTCGAAGAACGCCGCAAGGGTATAGGTGGATCCGACCTCCTGGCAATATTGGGACTATCGGAATATTCCTCTCCGTACAAGGTATGGCTTCGCAAAACGGGCCGGGATGATACCAACGTTGATAACCCGGCAACCCGTCGGGGTACGATCCTGGAACCTGCTATTGCTGATCTTTTTGAACTTGAAACAGGGCTGCAACTTGAAATACCTGATCCTAAACTTTACACCCATCCTTTATTTCCTTTTTGCAAAGGGTCCCCGGACAGGTTTGTAATTATCAACGGCAAAAGGGGAAATCTGGAAATAAAAACTGCCAGGGGGTTTATATCGGAAGTTGATCGGGGTTGGTATTGTCAGGTAACCTGGTACACAGGAATAATGAAGGCAATTTATCCCGATTGGCTGGATGAACAATGGATTGCCTGGTTTGATTCATCGTTACAGATTAAAAGCGAATCCTTTAATTTTGATCCCGAATTTTTCAAATATCTACTTGAAAAAGCTGAATATTTCTGGAATCAGTTTGTTATAAAAGATATTCCGCCCCCGGCCCTGAATGATGATGATTTAAAGGCGAAATACCCGGTAGGTATAATAGCAAAGTCGATTGACCTACCAGATGAACTATCGAGTAAGGTTATTGACCTGAAAACTGCAAAAATCGAAATCAAAAAGCTGGAAGAGAAAAAAGACACACTGGAATTTGAGATCAAAGAATACATGAAAGATGCAGAGGTGTTACAGCGTGGCAGTGAGATAATAGCAACCTGGAAAAGCACAAAACAAAAGGAAACATTTGACAAGGATAAACTAAAGGCAGAACTCCCGGACGTTTACAACCAATACCTTTTCTTCAAACCCGGTTCACGAATGTTTTTACTGAAATAATACATGAACGAAAACTTTTAACCAATGGAAACAATTTTACAAAACATCGGAGATTTTTTAACTGAAAACGCCTTCGGGGTCGCGTATCTAATCATGTGTTTAGTTGTTGGTTGGTTTATTGGGGCCTGGATCGGGGATAGAAAGACTATTAAGGAACTACGGGGTGAAAACAAAATATTAAAAGATTGTCAGGTGAGAATTGATAAAGGAAATAAAATGCTTGCCGACAAATGTGTCGAACTCCAAAAAGAAAACGCTCACATCCTAAAAGTAAATCAGGGTCTATGCCAGCGAAAAGAAGCAATCGTAAAAGAGATCACAAACGAACTGTATTATCGTAGTGTTGCAACTAAAAAGGCACTTGCATTGATGAGCAGAGGTGAAAACTTTTACAAGCCAAAAGAAGTAACGGAATACTTCAATGAATTTTATCATTGTTTAACTGGAAATTTAATCAAAAAAACATGAACGCAAAATTTGAAATCAGCAAAAGCGAAAAGAACAATCAATTTTACTTTGTTCTGAAAGCAAAAAACGGTAAAATAGTCCTTCAAAGCGAAGGCTATACAACCGAAAAGAACTGCAAAGACACGATAAAAGCTATTCAGAAAATAGCGGGTGCTGCGGTAATTGTAAAGATTTAACCCCTCCCCGCACCCCGGACTGTAACAATACTCCCTGATCCGGGGGTGGGATAACTGGGTTGAAAAAAAGTAACATGATTTGTAACAGGTAACAAAAAAATGCTTAAAATTGCTGTAATAATATTTCTGATCCCTGTTATTTTTATATGTGTGTTATTTTGGGTGGCATTGGGAGAAATGGCTTTTGAGGCAATGGTTAGACATATCAAAAAAAATAAAAGATCGTGAAATTCAACAACAGGTATTCGGTAAGTCCCGCTGCAAAAATAGGGCAGAATGTAAAGATCGGAGACAACGCTGTGATATACGACAACGTAGATATAGGGGACAACTCGATAATCTGTAACGACTGCGTGATTGGAGAACCTTTAAATGATTATTATTCAAACCCCGAATATAAAAATCCTGTTCTTAAAATAGGGGCAAACTCATTAATACGAAGCCACTCGATAATATATGCGGGATCAGTTTTTGGAGATCATTTTCAAACCGGACACCGGGTAACGATCCGGGAAAACATGATTATGGGGAATCATTGTTTGGTAGGTACTCTTTCCGATATTCAGGGATTTTCAGCCTTTGGTGACTATTGCAGGTTGCATTCCAATGTTCATATAGGACAACAATCCAAGATAGGTAATTTTGTTTTCATCTATCCATTTGTAGTTTTAACCAACGACCCGCACCCGCCTTCAAATATCTGCAAAGGCCCCGCAATAGGAGATTTTACACAGATAGCCGTTCATTCGATAATATTACCCGGAGTTAAAATAGGGGAGAACTGTTTAATAGCGGCTAATTCGGTTGTCGGAAGATTATTTCCGATGCCCAAAAACGTAGTAATCGCAGGTTCACCGGCAAAAGTAATATCGAAGATCGAAGATATAGAAAGCCATGAACATCCTGGTGAATCACATTATCCCTGGATGAATCATTTTTCCAGGGGGATGCCCTGGAAGGGAACGTCTTATAATAATTGGTTGTATTATGGTAGAAATTGTAAACATTGAATTACAGCAAGGCAAAAAGTACCTTGTTGAACTCCGCACCGCCAGGGAGTAAAACAGGCCGCAGGGCGTTGCATGGCATACCGAATGGACGATCCTAAACGTGGTCCCTGGTTATGTGCGGATCCTGGGAGAAAAGACCGGCGCCGAATGGTTGTCGCAATCCTGGATCAATGATAACGTAAAAATCCGTTATGAATTCCCGGCAAAGAAATTCAGCCCGATTGCAAAGTTTAAAATCTTGATTATTAAAAAACTGTCAAAAGGCTTATGACCGCATACCCTCTCGGCCTTTGTAAAAATCCCTTTGATTGGTTCGATTCAATAAAGGTTATCAATCTCCCCGGGCGCACCGATAGGTTAATGGAATGCCGCGAGGAGTTTAAGCGGGTAGGATTAAAGAAGTTTGATATCGTTGTCCCGGTCCCGGATCCCAGGCCCGAAATGTCGTTACTACTTACCAACCTTAAATTGATAAAACAGGCCAAAGCCCAAAACATTGAAAAGCTGTTGATATTAGAAGATGATGTTCAGTTTGTGGGAAAAATAGAAGTTGAAGATGTATTTAATAAAAAAGGTACTAAAATTGGAACAAAAACCATTAATCGACCCGTTGTAAATCTACTGGCAACGATAAACGACATTCATTACGCTGATTGGAAAATGCTTTACTTAGGAGCTACCGTAAGACACCGCCTGCAGAAAGTATATCCTAATACCTTACGACTGAATTATGGATTTTCAAATCACGCTATTGCTTACCACAATACGGTTTACGATCCGGTTATCTGCATTTTACAGAGTTATGCCAAACAGTACATCAAACCGATAGACCGGGTTTACCTGGAGTTCATTCAGCCAACAATGGAAGTCTATCTTTGCTCCCCGATGGTTGCAGTACAACGGGAAAGCTACTCAGACATCGAAAAAAGTTATGTTAATTACCCTATGCAGAAAGAGTTTGAAAAATGTAATACTTAGCAAAGCAGGCACGGAATCAGAAAGCCGTAAAGGTGCTTAGTGGCATTAAAGCCTGCTTTTTCTATTTACCTATTGACAAAATCCCAATAATGTATTAACTTGCTGGTAGTTCATTCGAGGAGAAAAATGAAACAGCAAAGACCAAAAGCCAAACCTGGCGACAAAAGAATTGGAAACAATTTCTGGGAATTAAGATCAAAACACGGGCGCGATAAACTATTTGCAAGCTCTGATCTACTTTGGGAAGCCGCCTGTGAATACTTCCAATGGTGTGTAGATAACCCACTATTAAAGGATGAAGGATTTGCTTTTCAGGGAATTGTTACACATGACAACTTTTCTCTTATGCGTGCATTTACGATTCAGGGGTTAACCCTTTACCTTGATGTTAATGTGCAGTATTTCACGGACTTTGAAAATTCTTTAAAAGAAAAAAACGACCAAATATCGAAAGATTTTTCCTTAGTCGTATCGCGTATACGTGAAACAATCTATAACCAAAAGTTCTCAGGAGCCGCTGCTGGCCTGCTAAATCCGAATATTATTGCCAGGGATTTAGGGCTTGTTGATAAGATCGATGCGGACGTAACAAATAAGGGTATCATCCAATTCGCAAATGTATCTAAACAGTTCAAAGATGAATGATTTACTCCTAATATTGCTTTGTTCCGCATGGGGGATCATCCTGGCTGAAGAAATTGAACCGCTTGAAAAGATCAAAACAATACTGATTAACAGATACTTTGAGGGCAAAGATCAAAACAAATTAAATCCTTTTCAGCAAATAACAAGCTGGTTTTTTATGGCCATTACCTGCTCTAAGTGCCTTTCGTATCACTTGTTCTGGATTAGCTACCTATTGATTTATCATTCATTCTACGGCCTTTTAATCGGCGTGGCATCGTATTTTCTTACGGTTGTATTCCGAAGAATGGTACCGAAATAATCCGGTGTTTCATAGGCTGTAACTTTCTAACTAATCATAACAATATCAAATAGATATAAAAATGACAAAAAAGAAGAAAATCTGCAAAGTAAAATCAATTGATACACCAAATTCAACCATTGCTGTTCCTGGTGTTATATATGAAATAAAATTCACTCCCGGAAACGAATCTTTCACATTCCACATTCCACGTCCTGAAGAAAGTAGAAATTAACAATGTGGCATTTTACCTCATCTTATTACAAAATTCAACAACTTAAATCTAAAGTCAGGATCGTCCAGGGAGGACAGGGTGCTGGTAAAAATGTAGCCATTGCTCAAATACTTATTCAGAAAGCTATTGAAAAGAAATGTTTAATTACAATCTGCTCTGATACCTATGACAATCTTCGCGACGGTTCAATTAAAGACTTTCAATTCCTGTTCGAGAACTCCGATGGGGTTTTAAATTGGGATCGGGCGTTTAATAAAAATGAATCTGACCTTCATATTAAAGGTTCTGTAATTCAATTCCGTTATATTTCCGATGTAAAACGACAGGCCGGGAAGTCCAAGCGAAGGGATATTCTTTATTTGAACGAGGGTAATAAAATAGGGTGGGAGGTTGCTTCAACCTATATCGGGCGTACGCATGAGGAGGTTTACATTGACTTCAACCCCGATGAAGAGTTTTGGGGACATACCGAAGTTCCAAAGTTAAAGAATGAAAAAGGCGAGTCTATTTCAAGTCAGATTATTGTTACTTTTCGGGATAACGAAATGTGTCCTCAATCGGAAATAGATTATATTGAAAGCCGCAAGGATAATGAAAGCTGGTATCGGGTCTATGGCTTGGGATTGACTGGTTATTATTCCGAAAGGCGAATCTTAAATTACCAGTTCTGCGATGCAATCCCTGGCGATGCTGTGAAGCAATGCTCTGTAATGGATTTTGGGGTTAGTCCGGATCCCACTATTTTAATAGATCTTTACCTGAAAGACAATAAACTTTATGCAAATGAGCGCTTCTGCATGAATAACCTGATGCCGGAAAAAATCAAAGGGGCAGAACGCATGTCGATAGTTGATAAAATGAAAGAGATTGGTTTTCCAAAAGGACAGATGATAATTGGTGATTCCGCTGCCAGGTCATCGATTGTTGACCTTTCAAAGCACGGGTATAACATTCACGGTGTCGTAAAGCACCCCGGCGATGTGATTGAAGGATTAAGAATTTTGCGCGGTTACACGCTTTATTTGACCCGTAATTCAGTAAATATAAAACAAGGAATAGAGTCTTTCTTTTGGAAAGTAGATCGTAACGGCAAAATAATACCTGAACCCGACGGACACGAACCGGACGGGATAGCGGCCATTCGATACGGAGTTATGACGTTCGGGCGCAAAACAGGAATAAGACAGGTAAATTAACCCGTTACATATTGAATCATAATTACTTACATGGCTACCTATTGACAAATTTTAAAAAAGGTTTATTTTTGTTTTATAACTAAAAACCTTTGAGCCATGAGTATAACCTGCACCTGCCCCGTTCAAACCGCAATCGGAGACATCGGAGCCTTATCATGTCCTGAGAACGTAGGACAGATCCAGAGAATCGTATTCGCACGGCGTGGCAACACGTTTGCCAATGTCGCCGCCGTTATTGTCGCTGCAACGTGGACTTCCTATTTCGCAGCCGCCGATGCAACACATCATGTCGTTACTCCGGTAATCGACAACCCGGTATCGGAACCCGGCAAGGAAATCGCCATCGGGTCAGGTAACGAAGTCCCTAACGGCGTTCCCAGGGTTGTAGGAACAGAACCCACAAAGTTCACAATCACATTACGCTCATTCCCTGCTTCCATTATCCGGGCACTGAAAGCGTTGATGTGCGAAGGTGATAACCTGATGTGTTATTTTGTCCAGGAAGACGGCTACATCGTAGGTACGACAGCCCCGTTGGGAACGATATTCACAGGGTTTAAAGTTCAATCCCTGCTCGTTACCGATAAGAAAATCGGAGGTTTTAACGCCTTAGATGAAAACACGCTTTCGTTTTCACTGAAGGAAAACTGGTCAGATTATCTGACAATCGTTAATCCGCTGGCAAACTTCAATCCTCTGGAATGGGTATAGTATTACAGAACAACGGCGAGGATCGCGAATACGATCTTATCCATGCGCAACGTATATTCCAATTTCAGGAACGCAACCCGCAGATAAAAGATGTTTGGGTAATAAAAAAAGGCGAACCATACGAATATAAACCAGGTAAAGTAAAAGGCGAAGGTGAACTTATCGGAGTCTCAAATAAAGGAAAAACACAAAAGCCCGGGGGCAAAGACACTACTTCAGATAAGTAGCAATCATTGCGCAAGGCTTAAATTTCATGCTGACATCGTATTGCGAAATACGGATGCCAGCGGGTATTATAACGTTTTCCTGCAATGGGTCAAGAATTTACTACCGGCCGATAAGGTTAAAAGATTTGAAACGCTGTTAACATTTCCTGTATCTACGAACGAGTTAATGAAGGACGTATCGACCGCCTTGGGGCGGGTATGGTATGCAAAAAACTATTTCGAGAAATATACATTTACATCGGAAGAGTTTGAAAAGGACTTCGAGTTGTACCGGCAATCTTTAAAAGAAGATCACCTATGGCGGGTCGAAGCCTGGTCAGCAATGAAAACTGCTATTGATTCAGTGATCGTTATTGACTTGCCATCGGAGCAGACAACGGAACGTCCGGCGCCTTACTTTTATATCCTTGAACCCGATGATATTATTGATATTGAGGTCAATAACAAAAACGAGGTCGAGTATATAATCTTTAAATGCGAAGCCGGGGAAGGGGAACCCGAAACCATCGCCGTGTACGACGATACCTCGTTGAGAAAGTTTGAAAAGAAAAACGGCGAACCCGGGAAACTGATTGCTGAAGTTCCCCATACGTTAGGTTATTGCCCTGCCCGTATGCTTTGGTCAGATAAACTGGCCGATGAAAATTACTTCAACAAGCGCTCACCGATAACCGATGTGCTTTCTGATTTGGACTGGTATCTGTTTTGGAAAGTTGCCGAACGGTATTTGAATCTTTATGCTCCTTTTCCTATTTATATAAGCTACAAATTCAACAAAGCGGAAGAGGAAGAGGGCAATCCAACGGGATCAGAAAAAGAAAAAAAAGATCAACACGCCGGTAGTTCGTTGATGGGACCAGGGTCGTATATGGAAGTGCCAGCCCCGGTAATGAACGGCGACACAAACCTTATGACAAACCCCCTTCAGGTTGAAGGCGCACAGGTTGAAGCATGTAAATTCTGTGAGGAAAAATCTACTAAATTAAGGGTTGATATTTTCCGTGCTATCGTTGGTTACGACGGTGAAATCAATAAAACAGCAATCAATGAAAAACAGGTAGAATCAGGGTTCAAGTCCAGGGAAGAAGTATTGATGATCGTTGCCCGTAACTTCGGACAGGCCAAACTCTGGACCAATACCACGCTTGCAAGGCTTCGCTACGGTGGGTATTTTGTAAAAGGAGACATTGACTTTGGATCGGATTTTTACCTGACCGATGAATCAGAATTTATTACTCTCTATAGCGATGCCAAAACAAAAGGAGCGTCTTCATTGATACTTGATACAATAGAGAACCAATTATTAGATACCGTCTATCGTAACGACCCACAAGGCCGCATGAGGGCAACCCTGCAGAAAGACCTTGACCCGTTGCCCGGAATGTCGGACGGCGATGCGCTGTTAAATTTTCAGGCCGGAGTTATCAACAAAGAAACCTATTTACAAAAAATAAATTATCAAAAGTACTACCGGATGTTTGAACTTGAATTCGGTGGTATTCCGACGGATAAAAATTACAACTCATTTTTATTATTAATGCAATCTAAATTTCAAGAGTATGCTACAGAACAAAGTACCAGCTAACAGGGCGCCGGGTTATGAGATCCCCGAAAACTCGCAGGGCAATTATCACATAAAACTGCTGATCCGTACCTGGATTCCGAACGAAAAGCGTTCGGTTGAAACAGAGCATGTTTCTATCATATCGCCTGCCGATTACCGCAACTTCAAAAAGGACAACATGCAGTCCGTATTAGGATATGCCGAAGCCGTAATCCTGCACGATCCTACCTATGAAAAAGGAAAGAAGCAGCCGGAAGCTGAAACATTGCAACCAGAACCCGTACAGCCGGAAGCTGAAACCCCGGTAAAGCCGGAAAACAAGGGCGGGAGGCCCAAAAAGAAATGAAAAAGCTAATCACAATCATCTTCCTTTTGTTCTCCTTTGCGGGGTTCTCGCAGGATAACTACGTATATTACGCGCACGCACTGGATAAGCTCGTCGGGGCAGATACCGGGACATATCTCTATCCAAAAGAGATTCATTCTGTATTCGTGTTCACGTTGCAGGACGTACTGACAAAACACTCAGGCACTACAGCGACGCAGGACACTGTTTACGTTCAAAAATCACTGGACGGTACACACTGGTATGCTTACGCCACGCTGCACGGCAATACGGCTTCGGCTGCTAAGAGTACTACGACGGCTTATATGACAGGTGTCGCCTCAACTTACATACGCGCCTACGCGCTACAGACAGGCAACACCGATACGATGTACCATTATGTCAAATGGATGATCTTTCCGCAAAAAAGAAACTTCGGTCCGGGTTTGGCTGTTATAAAACTCGCAAACGCAGCCGTACAAACCAATACCGTAACGCATAACTATGTATCCGGTATTTTATCAGGCGTATATGCTTATGCCATTCAGATAATCAATGATTCGGTTTCTGGAAACGGAACATCAACCTGTACACTGGAAACCTCGAATGACGGAACAAGCTATGAAGTTCTACAAACCTATGCGCCCACAAAGTCAGGTAATATTATTTACGAAAGCCTTACCGGGAATTTGGGACAATATGTAAAGGTTAAGTGTGTTCATTCAGGCACCGGTGTTGATAACCTTACCGTACTTTTGAAACTCTATCCACGTGCTGACTTTGGGTCCGGTCCACCTTTATACGTGCTTGCCAATACTGTTACCGTTGGGAGCAATGCCACTACGAACTGGGCATATCCATCACAGCTAAACGGTGTTTATGGGTATTCGGTACAAGTGGCCGCAACAGAAACTTCCGGTACGGCGTCGATGACCTGCTTGCTTCAAACCTCAAACGATAACACGAACTGGACAACGCTACAGACCACCGGGGCGCTTACCGATACAGGTACAAAGTTATGGACAACCGTAACCGGAGACCTGGGGCGCTATGTTCGTGTATCAGGCGTGAACTCAGGTACCGGAGCGTGGACTGTAAAAGCAACCATAAAAGTCTGGAATAAACTTTATTAACAAATCAATAAACGATAAGGAGAAAATCGTAATGGCAACAAAAGAAGAAGCAATAAAATTAATCAACGATTCAAAGGAGACAGATTTCGTCGTTAGGAGTACCGGCGAAGAGACTACATTTTTAGAAAATCACAAAAAGACGGTTATTGAAACTGCCATGAAACCCGAAGTGTTTAAGATTCATAGTGCTTATGCAAAGGATTTTAAAGACATTTTAGGCATTGAAGTACCTGAAGGGAAAAAGCCTTACAAGGTTTTACAGGAACTTGGCCCGGATATTCGCAGGCGTGCCGATGAAACCAAAACGTATCAGGAGAAGGTTGATCTATTGGAAAAACAAATCAAAGACGGCGTAACCGATGGGGTTACAAAATCAAAGATCGATCAACTTGAAAAGGATCTGGCACAGGTACGCCAATTGCACAAAGATTCAGAAAAGACATGGGAGTCAAAGCTGACCGAAGAAAAGCAATCGGCTGTCAAGATACGCAAGCGCAGCGATCTTTCAAGTGCTATCTTAGGCTTTAAGTTCATCGACAAATCAGTAATGCCGGAGGATGTACGTCAAAACTACATTGAGGTTAAGATAGCAGAGGCCATGCAGCTTTCGGATTACGATGAACACGGCGTGCTTTACTTCAAAGACCAGAACGGGAACAAAATCCTGGACCAGAAAACAATGGTACCGATCACAGCCGCCCAGTTCTTGACCGAAAAACTGACCCCGATTATTGACAAAGGAATTCAGCAACCTGGCCTGGGAGCAGACGGTAAGCCAATCGTAAGGCAGGGAGATACCCCAAAATCAAAACTATCGATTCCTCCGACTGTTGACAGCCGGATGAAGCTAACCACGTTCCTCACAAACTTAAAGGAAACCGGCCAGATCAGCCAGGAAGAATACAACCTTGCTTACAGTGAACACTATAAAGAATTAAAAATAGCATAAACCGGTTAGGAGAAGCCAGAACAAATTAGTATTAACCTTTAAAACCAAAACAAAATGAGCTACTTAGCAGCAACAGTTCTGGATTCCTACCGTGCGGAATACGCCTTATCGAATCTGGACAAATTTGAACACAGGATTTCGCAGTACGGATGTCTCGATGCATTTATGACAGACACCCCAAACCTCATTCCAACGGCGCAGATCGAAGCCGGACGGACGGCATCGAGCCGGGCAACGACAATCCCGGTTATTAAAAAGACCGCATTCACGCCGACTACTACACGTAAATGCGCAGCCTGGACTAAGCCGGCTGTATCGGCATTCGTTACACCTTCGTGGACCACAATTGTTGATGGGTTTACGATGGTCCCCGGACAGTACGTCAACAACTTTATCAGCTACGAGGCAGACTTTCGCAAAAAGCTGCTGGATCTCCAGATTGCCTTTTTAACCTCGCTCGATACGGCGGCTTATACTTACTTGAATACCTACATGGCACAGGTTAATGCAGCCGACGGCAACCCTTATACCGTTGCTTCTTATATTTCAGGTGTTCCGGCAGCCGATGCCAATAATTTCCTCAACGAACTCGATGCAGTGATGGGGCAGAACGACCTTACGGGGCCGTTCAATATTGCAGCCTCGCCGAGATTTGCAGGACTTGTTAACTTCCTCGGTGCCCAGGGATCGGGGAATGCTACAAATACAGCCTATCAGATCCCGGGTAAGAAGTTCCATTATTCGAACCGTTGTACCGTAGCAGCAAGTGACCGCGATACCGTGTTCGTGATGCCCGAGGGATCGCTGGCCTTTATGTCGTGGATCAATCCGCAGAACCGCTCAGGATATACCGCCGGCGCCGAACGTTGGGGTACTATTCCGTTACCTTTACTTGGTATCGAGGCAGAATTATACTTCCAGGCCGCTTGTGGAGAGAATTCAACAGAAACCGGCGCAGCCGATCAGGCTACACCGGTAGAATCGTTCGGTATATCGTTCGATTATTCGTTCCTGCATGCTTACAATCAGGATATTGCGACCTATGCCGGTACGATTTATAAATTCGGTTTATCGAAAACCTAATCTTTTCATGTTCATCCGAAAAGGGGGCTGGTCTTTTTACGGCCGCCCCTTTTTTAATACCTACCTGTTATGTATGACGTTACAAGAATAAAAACTGCTTTTCAGGGATTAGTGGGACACCGCCAGCCATCGGATCCTGACATTCCACAGATTTCATCGTTGTTAACCGCATCGGATACGGGGCTTTATTTTCAGGACTCCTACCCGTTTTTATCCATAGAGACGATGGATGCATGCCTAGATAACTTTGATACGTTGGCGTTTGCTACCTATAGCGCTATCGGGGCTTATGTTATCGGCGATAAGGTACTTTATAACTCCAGAGCCTATGTCTCGCTGTCGGGAACCGTAGGAACGCCAAACACCGGCAACACGCCATCGGCTACGTCTGCTTACTGGCGTTTACAGTTCGAGCAGGAATTGTTAAACATTACAAATCAGGCTGCGCTGACCGTAATCGAGGAATGGTTAACGGTCAAGAAAATGAACAACTCCATTAAGGCTTTGTACGATTCTGTAATGATATTTGACGGGGCTGGCCGGATACCTAATACAATAATAAGGGAGGGTAGATTTGTTGGTTTTCGTCTGACCCCGCAGCGCCAGGCAGGAATAGCCGTTCGTTTGAATTTTGTAGGCTTCCAGTTTACTCAAAATCAAAACTTTAATCTTTATATCTTCCACTCATCAAAATCAACACCACTTTACACTATACCCGTTGTAACGACCGCCGGGGCAAACAATTTTCAATGGATATCGGTTGATAAACTACTCCCGTATTACAATCTGGACCAGACTACGGTAGCAAATCAAACCGATTCAGGGTGTTATTTTGTAGGTTATTTTGAAGATGATATTACAGGTCAGGCCGTTAACAAAGATTACGACTTTTCGAAAGTACCATGCCTGACCTGCAACAAGGACATGCATAACGTCTGGTCACAGAATCTATATAACAAATACGCAAAAGTAGAGCCGATCACCGTAAACGCCAGCGATCTGTCAGGTACATCAATGTTTGACATCGAAAAAGTAGGTTTTGTCTGGAACTCTAACTTTGGCATGAACCTCAAAATAGATGTTTGCTGTGATATAACCGACTTTTTGATCACTGAAAAGCGAAGGTTCAAAATGGCACTGTTAAAACAAGTGGTCATCCGCATGGCAAACCAGGTGCTTTATACGAACCGCCAGAACGCAATCACAGAGCAACAACGCAGACAGGTGTTACTTGATCTTAAAGGTATCGCGGAGAGTAACTTTTTCGGCATCGAATCAGAATACAAGCGTGAATTGGAAATGATAGACATGGATTTTTCGGACTTCGATAGTCCTTGTTTTAAAAAGAAAAACGCAGGAATAAAAGCCGGATCAATATGATCGAAGATTTACAACGTCGTTTGTCGCAGCTTCAACAATTGGATGTTAATAAGTTGTTGAATGAAATCCTTATTTCTTTGAGCGAGGATATTAAAAAAATGAATACCTTAGACCAATTATTCGGAAAAGGGATAAAGACAACCGGGGAATCCTTACCGCCTTATACTCCGTTCACGGTTAAAAAGAAAAAAGAAAAAAATCAGCGTTACGATCACATGACATTAAAAGATACCGGGGACTTTTACGCAGCATGGTTTGTTAAAGCAGGCAGAGACAGCATAACCTTGGGATCGACAGACCGTAAAACCTTAGAATTAATGAGCCGGTATTCCGATGTTCCGGGACTAACCGACGAAAACCTGGATTTATTACGTGAAAAAGTAAAACCTTTATTAATTGAGCGACTTAGAGTGCTTGAAGCAAATTAAAGAACAGATCAACTCACTGGAGGAAGATCTGATTTCTTATGAAGGAACTATCCTTTTGATACTGCAGCAATACCGATCACACCGTCAAAAGTTAAAAGTTTTAAGAGCCTGGATAAAAGAACTGGAAAATGAGCCAAAAAAAACCGGTTAACCAAATAGCATTTTTAACTGGATCGGAGACCAACGTAAACCTATCTGTAAGGCGAATGACCGACGCGCTGAATGCCGGGGGGGCGTATTCGATGACATTCTTTTGCCAGGTAGAGAAACGAACATCGAAGGATAAAAAAGTATTCCCGGCACTTTTCCAGTCCGTTACTAAGGATCCTGTAAATTTGCTGGCAAATGACATGTGGCCCGGTTATGGTTTTTGGGACGCCGACGATCCTACAAAGTACGAGCCGATGCAGCCTGAGGGGGAGGCGTCAAAGAATCGTTACAGTATCATTAAACGCAATGTATCGCTTGTTGTCTACGGCAATATGGATAAACTTATCCATACGAAAGGAACTGTTAATCTCGATTATCGTTATTTTAAACAATCGATACAAGATGAAATCATAGGGATTTTAAGCCGTCAAATGAAACTGATGAACGGGACATTTAACATACAATCGGTTTATCAGAACAAGATTGAAGATGTTTTTAAAGGCTATACGCTGAACGAATCAGACGGGCAATACCTTCAATACCCTATGTTTGCTTTTCGCTTCGAAGGTGAGCTTACGGTAAAAGAGCAATGTAACGAATCCTCAACAACCCCGGTAACAATCAACGCCGGTACTAAAAAATGTTTTCCTCCCGTTTCCACTGACCAGGTTTTTACTTCGCTTGTACCCGCAGGGATGATGTTGTTGTATGCCGAAATCACATCGGATAAAGCCTGCCAGGTGAGTTTAGGTACTTCCTCCGGGGGGACCGAAGTTGTGCAATCTTTACCTATTATTGCCGGACTAAACACGCTGACCATCGAATCTGTTTACGATCTTTTTAACGCTACTTCAGTTTATCTTAATCACGCCGGTGCTGGTGACACTTTTAATGGGGCAATTTTAAATGTTTGTTTTATATACCGTTCGATATGAAAAAGATACTTATTCTTTTGCTGTTTCCTTTTGCTATATTCGGGCAAACGGCTGATACTAAGACTGGTTTTATAGGGCAATGGTACCAGGTAACACCACATACAATACCTACGGTTATAACCGACAAACTTTACAACCTGAATCACAGGCTTTATTTTAATGGTAGCAAGCTGGATTCTGCAAGCAAGGTCGGGGGTGCTTTATGGAATATTGTTGATACTACATTAACCATCAATGGAAGCCTTGTATTTACTGCAATAGATTCATTAAATAATACAGGTCGTTATATAACCGTAAAAGATCAAACTATATACGATACCGTAACACCTGGCAGGCCGGGTACGGAGTTGAAAATAAAAGCCGGTGCGAGTAACGGCAACGATGGAGGTATTTTATGGTTAATGGGAGGTGAGGTAAAAAATGATTCAATCTGCATGGGGAGGGGAGGCCACGTTATTTTAGTAGGTGCAGATAGTTATGAATCCGGACAAGCGGGCGGCGAGGTACAGTTAAACGGCGGTGACGGATTAAAATACGATAACAGTGATGGTGGGCCGGTAAGATTATTTGGGGGCGATGCAAAACATCAGGGCGTAGGCGGTGAGATATATTTAGCAGCCGGCAATTCTGATAACGGCAACGGCGGGTCTGTTCTTATTCAAAGCGGGGTTTCTTCATCAAATGGATATGATGGATTGATAAATCTTTATAGTAGCAATAAAATCATTTTAAACGCAAATTACAATTTCGGAGATGATTTCCAAACCGTAACGCTTGACAGTACGGTATTAAAATCAACGGCCCCGATTGAAGGTATAGATTCAACGGCAGCTTTTATTTTAAGAAGCCCAAACGGATACCGTTGGAAGGTCAGGGTAACGAATACAGGAACATTAACAATAACCCAAATACCTTAATGGAAAAGCCTTTTTTAACCGCTGCTATTATTGCCCGCAACGAGCAGGGGTGTATTGATCGCTGTTTGAAATCACTAAAAGGATTTGACGAGATTGTTGTATTAGACACAGGCTCAACGGATGCGACAATTGATATTTGTTTCAACAACCGTGCAAAGGTTTATCATTCGATCTGGGATGATGATTTTGGTGAAACGCGAAACAAGTTACTGACTTATTGCAACGGTGATTGGGTACTTTCAATTGATGCCGACGAATACCTTGTATCTTCACCGAAAGAGATAAGGGAAATTTGCCTGGAGAAACGCCAGGTAATATCGGTTAACGTTGTAACCGAAAAAGAAAACTGTTTACAAAATCGTCTTTACAGGCGTAAACAATCTATCTTTTGGCGGGGTGTTTATCACGAATGTTTAAACACGCAAGCCGACACGGTTTCTTCTATTGAAATCCGATCAACGAACGACGGATGGGGCCGCAGGAACGATCCGGACAGGGGAATAAGGATATTGACTGCCTTTCTGAAGAAGTCCCCAAATTCGCCACGTGAGACCTACTATCTGGGCAAAGAATACCTATACCGGGGATCGAACGAAATGGCTATATTTTATTTGAACGAAGCATCTTTTATGTACGGCGGCGGGCGTGAATTGGCAGATATTTACCTTTGTCTGGGTAAGGCTTACATCGGAGTGGGGTTAAATCACCGTTCGATTGAATCGCTGTCAAAAGCATTAATCGTTAATCCGGATATGTCGGAAGCCTATACACTCCTATATCACCTGACAAAAAATAAAAGCTATTTGAAGATCGCAAAAGTAGCAAACAATAAAAACGTACTGGTATATGCAAACCGTTAAATGTGGGTTCCTGGACAGGAACACCGTGACGCTGTACGACGATCCGGATAATTTGCCTGTAGGTAATTATTCGCTATGGAATAAATACCAGTTAATCGATAGCTCTATCGGGTCCGGGCTGAAAGACTTAGACGAAAAACACTTGAAAAATCTCTATGCCTTAGCACAGGAAGGCAATAAAGATAAGATCACAGAGGAGTTAAATAATTTTCGCCAGTTGTTTGATTTTATAGGTCAGGCAGTCTTGCCAAATCAGTTATCATTTGCTTGTTTGGTACACTCGATCAACGGGCGGGAATTTAAGGACTATTCGGAAACCGGGTTAAAAGAGATTTTGATTGAGTTAAACAAAGCCGGGTTTACACAAGCGGCATTAAAAAAAAAAGCAAGGAAATCCGCATTCACTTTTATCAGCAAATTGATGCAATGTTTCCGGCGGTTTATGCAGACAATAACACACAGGAAAAATTCTACAACTACAAGCTAAAGAAGCTAACCGATGCAATGTTAACGGAGATAATCGAAGATGTTGATTTATCCACCGACATTGAAGAAGTAAATAAATGGTTCATTGCACAGATAAAACCTCGTAAGTTTACGGGCAAACAGTCAGAGGAGTTAAAAATAGAGCAAGACTTTGAACGCCTTTGCATCGTGTTGCAATCTTATACCTATCAACCCATTAAAAAACTGACTACGAAGGAATTTTACTCACTGATAACTTACATTAAAGAGCAAAAGCCACGCCCGCTGAATGCCGTTTGACCCCTATTGACAAAACTCGATTTATTTTGTAAATTGCAATAAACCCTCCCGATGGCCGGAAATCCTATTTACCACGAAGACGTACTTCAGGTTTCAAAACTTAACGAACAGCTCAATGTCCTGATTGATAAATACCAGGAACTTATAAAGCTGGACAAAGACCTGGCCTCGAACTTAGCCAAAAAAAACACGTTATCCGCAGAGGAAACAAAAGAGGTTATCCGGTTAAACAAAGAATACAAGGAAGCCACAAAGGCCAGTCAGGATACATTAAAGGCCAAAAAGGAGTTAGAAGCGATAGGTCAGCAGCGGATCAAGGAAATGCAAAAGGAAAGCACAGAACTTGAAAAGCAAACCCGCTTACAAAAGCAGCATGATGATGCTTTAAAGAATCAAGGTAAAACCTATGCCGAACTTTCGGCAAAGATGAAGGCTTTAATGGAAGATTATAAAAAGACAGAAGTAGGTACAGCGGCATTTGAAAAACTCTCAAAACAAATAGTACAAACCAATGATAAATTAAAACAATATGATTATTCGCTTGGTAATCACCAGCGGAATGTAGGGAATTATCCCAAAAATTCCGGTGCAATGAATACAGCATTAACCCAGATCGCAAACTCGTTTAAGAAAAACATAACTGTTACCAATGAATATAACCAGGAAATAACCCAAACCCAAACTATAAATCAAAGATTCACAAATCTATCACAGGGAATAAAAGGAGCGTGGATTGGTATTGCCGCCGGGATATGTGCCGTTGTCGCTGCCAGCGCAGGGCTGATAAAGTTTGGTAAAGACGTTATTGCGTCAACAGAATCGACAGCCGATGCCTGGAAGGAAATGACAACCGGAATGCAGTTTGGATGGGATATGCTTTTACGATCATTTGCAACCGGGGACTTTTCCAACTTCACAGACAGGATGAACGAAGCTATAAAAGCAGGACAGGAATATGCCCGCACGCTGGATGATCTTGAAAAGCGTGTTCGTTCTGTTTCAATTCGGGAATCAGAATTAAATAATGCTATTGACAAGGAACGATTGGCTTTAAAAAATGTCAATCTTACGACTACTGAAAGACAGGTACATATTGATAAACTTGTATCTTTAGAAAAAGGACTGGCAGATGAAAAGTTGGTAAATGCTGACAAATTATTTAAGACAGAGTTGGGAAATGTTTCACGATTAACAGGGTTAAGCGAAGGTATTATTAAAAATTATGTAAAACAATACAGTGCTTTTTCTCCACTTATCCAACAAGCGGAAGATTATAATACGGCTGTAAAAAATTATGAATATTACTCAAAACGGGCACTTGAAACCGGGGATGAATTTAATAAACAAAAAAGAGATGAATTAAAAATAATCATAGATAATACAAACGAACAGGCGAAGGGGTTTGCTCATATTACTGAATCAATGGGTAAGGCCGCAAAAGAAGGACCAGGATCGCTGAAGGCACTGGAGGACTCCTGGGTTGCTGTTAACAATGTAACTCATGAATATAATCTTTCGGTTGAAAAATCACTGACCAAAGGCGAACTGCTCGATAAAAAACAAGATGCAGCCGCTGCAAAAGCACAAAAGGCCGCCGATTTAGCAGCAAAGAAAGCGGCTATGGATACGGCGTTCTGGGCCGCCGCTAATAAAAACGCCGAAGATCAGGCAAAACTTTATGATGACTGGATAAAAGGTCAGGAAAAGGCAGACGATGAACTTTACAAAATAAAACTCCAGGCAGGTAAGGCAACACAGGATGAGATATTTGCTTATGAGATGAAAAAGCAAATGGATGCCGTGAAGTTTTCCGAAATGTCGGCCCAACAGCAAGCCGATGCGATAAAGTCTATTTATAAAAACGCCCTGCAATCTTCAACCAAAGGAGCCGCGCCAGCGGAGGAATTTACGCCCACGAACGCACCCACTGGTCCGATGAACCAGCCGGACGTTGATTTAAGCGGAAATAAAGATTATGGGTATATGGCAAAAATGGAGAAACTGAACGAATACGTCCAGTTTGTCAGCGAGGCCTACGGGAAGATAACCGATATAATTAAACAGTCGGATCAGGAGGAAATGAATTCTGTTACTCAAAAATACAATGCTGAAGAAAAAGCGCTGGACGATCAGTACAAGCATAAGCAGATTTCGGAAGCAGTCTATAATCAAAAGAAAGATGCTTTACAAAAAAGAAGGGCAGAGGAAGAACTAAAACTTGAAAAAGAATCAAAGAAGAAAGCCCAAATAATGGCAATCATCCAGGCCATCATTAATACGGCTTTAGGAGTAACGGCTGCACTGGCAAAAGATAATATCGCAGGGGCAATCATTAATGCCGCTTTGGGTGCTTTGGAAGTTGTTGCCATTGCTTCACAGAAATTTGAAAAAGGCGGGTTTGTGGGAATCGAAGGTAAGATGCTTCAGGGCAAACGTCATAATCAGGGGGGCGTTTCTTTGGGTGCTTTGGGTACGGCCGAGGCCGGCGAATGGGCCGGTATTATCAACCGTCCGGCTACTCAAAAATACGGGGATCTGTTGCCTGAAGTGTTCAACTCGATAAATTCCATGCGGTTTGAAAAAGCCTTTGCCCCGATCAACGTGGTGAACGTAGATAGCAAATGGCAGCGCAAAACTTACGAGGAAATGCGTAAACCAAAACAAGAAGCCTATTCTTTTCAAAAGGACGGGAAAACTTATATTGTTAAGGGCAACCAAACAACGATATTGAATTGAGAATCTGTCAGTCATATAAGCACCGATTTTATCTTTCTACCGACGGGGGGTCTATCTATACAGAGGTTCACCCTGTCAAACGATCTGTGATTAAACGGGTAAAAGAAAAAGAACAATGGTTTTTCCGCAAAAAATCAGACGAATGGAAGTTGATGTTCTATGAAAACAAAGTAGTGTATGCCGCCCTATTGGTTCTACTGACAGACCTTGACGGGATCACCGATGAAATCAAAGTAAAAATAGATTGTTACGAAGATTTTGAAACCTTTTCTTATAACGAATTTACAGGCATTATTCCTATCAACGGGCTGGCCATAGATGAAGATTCAGGGGTTATACGGTTCACACCTGAACCAAAAGATGCTTATGCCTGGTACGATGAATATAAAGATCAGAAAGTTAATATATTAATAGATATTCCGTTCAAACCGATAACCTATACCGGGCATCCGGTTCTATATCGTCTTTATTTTGATACATCGGTTGAAGATCCTGATGTGTCGGAATACGTACGCCCCGCCGGACCGCCGGATACCTATGTGATCGGACAAAGTTACTCACCGGGAGCGCAGGAGCTGGGATGGGGAAATAAGGGCTGGTGTTTAGGGTCTGACGGAGGTTATTATAAATGTATATCAGCACATACCGGAGCGGCCGCAAAGGCACCTGTTACGGGAGCCAACTGGGCTACTTATTGGCAGATAGTTACCTTGCATGCTTCCTGGGGGCAAACTCAGACCGATGTACCTGTTACTGGATATACACAGGGAAACGATATTTATGATACGGATTTTCCAAACGTAACTACACAGGTAACAGGTGCAACGAACTGCGACAGCTCGCATTGGTTTGTTGATGGTAACGACGTAACCCCGATTGCCGGAAATAAACTGACAGACTTCGCAAGGAATATAATCAAAACAGGCGATTACCCTACAGCAAACGGGGTGCTTAACCTATTACTTTACCGGGCAAACCAAACCTTTACAGTGGTATCTCAATACTTTAGCGCTGCCACAAACCCGGTAACAGGAGTCGCCAGCCGAACCCTGAACGTATGCCTAGCACCTATCCTGACTGTTAAAAATTACTACGTTACGGTGGATCACAGCGGTGATGCTTTGGTTTACGAAATGACTTTAGCTGAATATTTTAAATTCTTAGCAGTTCAGTACAATGTTTTTTGGTACATAGATGGCACTAATTTAGTTGTTGAACATCGTAAGTTTTTTGAAAACGACTACAGTTATACAGTACCGATGCCCGTAGGGGTTGACCTGACAGACCATACTACGTACCTGATTAAAAAATATGCAGTATTAAATTCTCGTGATATTGACCAGCAAATTAATTCGAATTCTTATTCTTATCCCGGCGGTGATTATGTCCAATGGGAAGAATTTAACTATCGCGATGGCGGCGGATCTCCGGGGATAATAGAATATACTTCAAAAATTGTAAAGCCTGGTAAGAAAACAGATTACGATGTGCGTAATTTTATGTGTGATTTTTATGTCCTGGTACTTTCTCCAGATACGGTCCAGGATGACGGGCTGTTTGTTATTGCCGCCGATGTATCTGACGTCATGTACACCCGTGATGCTATTAGAAGAGGGTACTCACGCGGGGCTGTAGTACCGGCAACGTATCTCAACGTACAGAACGGCGATCTGTTCTGGGATAACGTAATACGGGATTGGCATACTTACGGGCGGCAACTGGCATCGGGTAAGGTAACAGGAACTACCGTAGTGTTTGATTCCGTAGTCCCGATGCGAAAACAGGTTGAACTTAGTTTTCCCAGGCTTGCAGAATTTGACCCGATGAAACTTGTAACAACAGGACTCGGAGACGGATTTACGGAGGCGGCAGAATTAAACACTGAGACAGATTTTATTAAGATAACATTGCTTTATCCATGAAAAACCTAAATACAGTATTGCCCTGGTACGACACAAAGGCCGAGCAGGAACGCTACCGCGAAGATGCTGAACGTGATTGTATGGTTGTCGCAAATCCTTCTACTGTTGTACCTTTTTTAATTCGCAGGGTTCACAGCGCCGGGGTTGTCGGTGATCTGGTTTGGCATACTTACTACAAATCAAACGACGTAGAGCTGTTAAGCGATGCGATGGCACCTTATATCGATGCGGCGGGAGAACTTACAATCACTACGGGAACGTATTACGATTATATTATTTTTGATGGCTCGGCATTGGTTACAGCGCTTCCAAAGGGAAATTTTTATTTTAAGATCACAGATACATTTTCTTCAAAAGACTGGTATTCGGAGACAGTAAGAATTTGTGATACCTCGGCATTGACAGAATTAGGCAATCCGAATTATTTACGCTTACAGTTTTCGAACGATCTTCAGTTATCAAATATAATGGCTGCATTTATTCAATGGATGTGGGTGGATGCCGGGTTGAAGGCACCTGAATATCTGCGCGAAGACACAGGCGAAAAACGGGACGGGTTGATGGTGTTCGAGAAAAGAATGCTGGCAAAGGTTGATTTGCTTCATTTATTAGCTGTTAATGAATATACCGTAGACGCTTTGATGCTTTTACCGTTGATGGATAACGTAGGGCTTTACATCGACGGGGTTTGTTATACCTATGAAGAAGTACAGATAAAAGAACCCGAATGGCAGGAACCGCTTAAGGGGTCGCTTGCTAAATTAGAAGTACGGTTTGTAGGTGACATTATTATCAAAAAACTAAACTTTAAAGAAATGGGCTGTAATTGTTCATCCGTAACCGGCGGCTCCGGTACGCTGAAAACAGGGCATGGTACGGGGGTTATTACGGTTCCTTCGATAATAACTTTTGACGGTGATCCTTTTGGTGACAACTTATATTCTATCTCGTTGCGCGCCTGGGATGCCATGAATAACCCGGTGGATTGCCCGATAACCAATAAGCTAACAACCGGATTTACGCTAACTCCTGCCGATAATTGCTCATTTGAGTGGACGGCAATAGCTCAATAGTTGACAAATTTTGTAAATTTTGTAAATTTATAATATGAAAAAGCTGTTAATATTTATCTTTCTTTTTGCCTGGATCACATGTTTTCCGCAAGGACAAAATATAACGAAAGATACCATTAAATTCAAACGGCCCGGCGGGGCTTACCGGGGGTCTATCTATCGGTTAACATCTAATGCAGATCAGGTAATGATAAACTCCGATACTGTACCTACGGAGATTGGCCCGGTTTCGGGTTATAAATATCCTGAATTTGCTTATGGCATAAAACAAATGTACATAGTCCCGTTATCGACCGGATCGTTTTATTATATTTCAAAGATCGAAGCCGGCGTTGCAGACGGTGGTAATAAGCGATACAAAGTAGAAATGAGTTATGCCCCCTTACTGGTCCCGGGGGCGGTGGTGTGTTCTAAGACAATTACGGTAGCATCTTTCAAAACTACAACAGAAAACTTTATCCTCGGGCCTATTTCCAATTCGGGCGTGTTTGCTGAAATCGTAATTGACTGGTCAAAATTCGTTCAGGCCAAAACATATACCTGTTCGACGTGGAAAGACGGACGTATTTGGGCACCTGCTACCCGCAACGGTACGGTGATTGGCGGGGGTGGGGGTGGCGCCGCAGATATGTCAACCATTGGGATTGATTCTACTATTAACGGCATTTCACAGGTTTATATCTTCAAAGGATCAGGTAAAACAGCAACGTTGGATGATGTTAACTGGATCGGAGACTGCAAGATCATCAACATGGATGGAACGGATTTGATGCTTTCTTCCGCTACCGGGCCAGGCACCGTTTTAATCAATGGAGCCGGTGGGGTTGTTTTACACCAATACGAGTATTGTACCGTAGCACTTGTCAATTTAGACGCTACGCTTCAGTTTATAATATTAGACGGGATTGTTCATGTACCTTAAATTTTCAATCATCGGTTTATTATTGTCATTACCAGCTTTTGGGCAGGTAAAAGAGTTTATGAGTGTTCGCAGTCTCTCTTACGAAATCATACCCTCTACGCCTCGTATTACTTTGAATAAACTTTATTCACCATTGTCCGGAGGGCTGTATTTTGGCAATACAAGGATCGACGTAACTGGTGTTCCTGCTCAGGTTGATACATCGAAAATTGCTACCAGGTATTATGTAGGGTTGAACTTTGCTGAAAAACACTTACATCCTTATGCTTTAATATCGCACAATCATGCACTTAACGAATTGACAGAGAAAAGTTATAACTCGTTAACCGACAAACCGCAAATCCCAGCAGCTCAGGTAAATTCAGACTGGAACGCCAGTAGTGGAATAGGGCAGATTTTAAACAAACCGACTATTGCCGGATCCAACACCGGGGATGAAACCGGGACAACAATACGGATAAAATTAGCAGACATCGCGGCGGTTGCCCCAGCCACAACGGGGGCAATGACGGTTACTATGGCGGCATCTGTTATTACAATTACACCGACCGGGGCTTGCACATTTAATGCTACAGGGGGTGTTACAGGAGACCGGACTACGTTTGTAATCACAACAACAGGGACAACAGCAAGGGTACTTACGTTTGGAACAAACTTTAAATCAGTAGGAACTTTATCGACAGGAACCGTAACGGGAAAGATATTTACAATTAATTTTATTTGCACCAATGGTATTCAATGGGTAGAAACTTCACGAACAATAGCACAATAAAAATCTAAAAAAATGAAAACTCTATTTGTAACAATTTTAATCCTGGCATCCTTTGTCGGGCATTCTCAATTTTCGCAATATAATGTCGTTACGGCATTAAAAAAAGATACTGCCATTCATTTGGTTTTATCTAAATCGGGGTTGTCTATATCGTCTCCCTGGGCGTGGTCGGTAACAGTAAGTGGTATATCCTCACAAGATACAGTAAAAGCGTGGATGCAGGTTGCCGACACGGTATCGAATACACTGACCACAAATACTTACTGGAATACCTATCCGGGTACAGACACGGTGACAATATCTTCAAACGGAACTTATATGTGGGATGATTTTTGTTTACCCGAAAAGTTTATCCGGTTGTATATTGATTTGGGGGTCAAGGATACGATAAATATTACAAGGTCGTTTTTTAATTTAAAAGCGAAATGAAGAAGCTATTTCTTATTTTATTTTTGTTGTCGTGTATAACGGCATATTCACAATCAACCGTACACCGTCCTGTCCGTTATTCGGGTAACGGCATAGGTAACGTAGTTCCCGGTACAGTCCAGCGTGCCCTCCACACCCCTCCCTACACCTCACAGGGGGGAGGCACACCATCGGGCCCAAGTAATGCCATCCTTGCAGAGAATGGAGATTACATAATGACGGAAGATGGCAATTACATTGTTCAGGAAGCACCACCAGTAAGAAGTTTTACTTACATTATTCATCCAACAGTAGGATTTACGCTATTTACAAGACCAGGTAATAACACTATTTATTTAGAGATAGATAACGACCAATTTACGGGAAAGGGTTTTGTTAATTGGGGAGATGGTACTTCTGATAGTGTTGACTTTGATGCTGGTTATTGTAGTACTCCTCATCATTATGATGCAGGAACTTATAATATTGTTTTTTCTTTTGCAGGAGATATAACAAGAATTTATTTTGGAAGTGATAACTTATATGAATATCAAGTAATAGCAACTAATTTAAGATGGTTAGTATTGATTACTGCTCAATCATCTCATTTTCTAACATCTATTGATATTACAGGATATGATTCTTTCCAGCAATTATTCATTGGTGATAATAAACTCACGGAATTAGAAATTACAACAATTATCAACGAACTTCCTGATCGTACAGGAATAGCTTCTGGATATTATATATTTGTACCTCAAGACGAAGGATATTTGCAGGAATTAACATCCGAACAATTAGCTATTT